CTACATGGGACTTCTGATAGGGAAACGCTCTATTCGGTCTGACTAGCCGCGGGGAATATCAAAGAGATGCAAAGAACAACGTGCTCTCACAGTCAATATAGTCAGGTGGCGGAATGGTGGTGAATGATACACGTTAAATCACATTACCATTCCAAAACTTGCTATTTATTAAAAAGGTTCGTATATTAGTGACTACAAAATACAGATATATGAAAAGATTTTTTGATAAAGTAGACAAAACTGATAGTTGTTGGTTATGGACTGCAGGCATTAGAGGTAAAACAGGTTATGGTGCTTTTAAATTAAATGGTAAAGTAATTGATTCTCATAGAGTATCATATACAATGCATAAAGGAGAAATACCAAATGGTATGTATGTGTGTCACACTTGTGATAATAGAAAATGTGTAAATCCCGATCACTTATTTTTGGGAAGTCCTAAAGACAACTGGCAGGATGGTTTTGATAAAGGTAAAATCAAACTGTTAGGGGGAATAGATCCCGAAAAGCTCAAGAAACATCCAAGTAGAGGTGCTTATCTTAGAGGGTGCAGATGTGAAGAATGTAAAGCTATCAATAATATGATGGTTAAAAGATATAGGGAAGGGTTAAAAAACAAATAATCCTGTCCTGACTACTAGACAGCTTGGATAGACAAGCATTTTTATTAATCCTTTAAAACTTAAATTATGAATGAACAAAAATTAATGGCAGGTATGTATGTAAGAATACCTGAAAATGTTACTGATTACTCACAATTTGTAAGCAGGAAGAAAGAGTATTTAGTGCTTGATGTAGAAAGACTAGCTAAGAATACATACTTTCATATTGTCGAAGACAAAGGTAATATTGTACTATGCATTCTAGACAACTGCTCTTTTCTTAATGGTGGTAGCTGGGAAATTGTAGAATCTAAGAAAACTTTAATAAACATAGATAAAGTAGTTTCTAGCAAAGGATATCAAGCAGCATTATACTTCTTAGCAGGTATTGGTTTTGGTTATTTAATATTTGCTGCATTATCATGAAACCTGCTTTAATAGAAAAAGTCAGTAGAAAGACTTTTAAAATTAGAGAATCAGGTAGATCTAGCGATTATATAAGCCCTTCATTTGGTTTTGGCTGCTTACTAGAATGTGGCTACTGCTATATGAAGCGTCATAAACCAAAGGGGCTTAGTGTTGCTAAGAATACAGGTGATATACTAACAGAGATTAATAATCATGCATTCTTTTATGCTGATGTTCCTAAACCTAATCAAACAGATGAACATTTTATTACTTACGATATTGCATGCAATGAGGACTTTGCGCTCCATGCCAAGTATCATGATTGGGAAAGAATATTTGAATTCTTTCGCACGCATCCTATTGCAAAAGCTACACTTGCGACTAAAATAATACCTATTGACTTTCTAAAATACAATCCTGAAAGTAAAGTAAGAATTAGATTTAGTCTAATGCCACAAAAGATATCAAGTATATTGGAGCCTAATACTAGTTTAATCATCGATAGAATCAAAGCTATTGATGCATTTATAGATGCAGGATACGATGTGCATGTTAACTTTAGTCCTGTAGTAGTATATCCTGGTTATTTAGAAGACTATGCTGAATTGTTTGAAATGTTAGAGCATTATGTAGATTATAAGGATCAAGTAAAAGCTGAAGTAATTTTCTTGACTCATAATAAATCTAAGCATATTTACAATCTTATAAATAATGTACCAGGTGAAGATTTGCTATGGACTCCTGACAACCAAGAGACTAAAAATTCACAGTACGGCGGAGAGAATATTAGATATCAACTAGGCTTAAAAGCTAAATATATCCAAGATTTTAAAACTTTACATGATTCTATAATCCCTTGGAATACAATTCGTTACATTTTTTAAACTATCTTTATGCAGAAATTTAAACTAATTTTTATAGGCACAATGTTAGGCATAATAGTAAGCATTTTTGTTGACAAAGCTAATTATAGACCTATTGTAGAAAAATATACTATTAGTATTACTCAAGATTGGGAAAAAACATGTAACGCTCGTGAAAAAGCATATTATGAACACTTAATTAGAACTAAGCCATGATTAAAGAATTAGAATTCTGGCTTAAATACATCATAGTTATTGCACTGATTGTGTATATACTTAAAAAACTATCATGTTATGAGTTTCTTTATTAACTAAACAACAAGAACAATGAAACAAAAACACACTTGGATTGATTCGTGTTTAGGTAATTATGATTGGTATAGACAAATAAGAGGTGGAGTTTGGTATCAGCACGTTTATACTGATGATGCTATTGAATTAAAATTAAATACCCACCCATTTTTTTGGGCAAGATATTTTCAAGATGATAAAAATCTTACAATTGTATTATTTATAGAAACATATAATAAAAAACAAGAACAATGACAGCAGTAGAAAAAATAATAGCAGAAATAGACAATGAAGTTGACTTTTTAAAAACGCATCACTATATACCAGAAGTACGTGGCAGAATGATTGGTTTAGCATTTGCAAAAAGAGTTGGATTAGAACTAAAAGAATTAGAAATGAAACATCTTGCTCAAGCATTTGAAGATGGTGAACACAACTACTTCTACTCCAAAAAGACGGGAGAAGATTTTGAGAATGGTATTGAATATTACAATGAGAAATTTAAACAACAAGAACAATGAAAACAGCAGTAGAATTTTTAGTAAAAGAATTTAGCGATATGTTAGGTCCATTAGACATAAAGCCTATGCAAGAATTATTATTAGTAGATGCAATAAAAAGAGCCAAAGAAATGGAGAAGGAGCAGATATTAGATGCGCATATAAAAGGACACAACGCACCGTCCAGTACAATTAAAAACTTGGATGCAGAACAATACTATAACGAAACCTTTAAACAACAAGAACAATAAACCCCTAAATTTCTAAATATGACAAAGTACAAAGTAGTGCAAGTAGATGAGAATGTATTCGCTATCAAAAAGCGTGTATTGTTCTTCTTTTGGTCTTATGTAACAGTGCCTAACTATCCTCGTATAGTGTGGACTTCTAGCTCTTACAGAGGCGCAAAAGCATACCACACTTTATTGGTTAATAAAGTGCAAAACAAAAAGAAAACTAAATAGTCAAGTCTCTTGACAGTTGCATAATTATTGTAAATTATTTATATTTACAGTTAGCTTTTAGTTTTCCCGTACAACAATAATTTACTGATTATCAACTTAATAAGTTTTTACTTATGATTTATTTAGTTACTAACCAGCAGAGTATGTTTACCTCTGCTGGTTATTCTTTGGCGACTGTCGAAGACTCAATAAAATACCTCAAAACACTAGACATTATCGGTTTCGATACCGAGACTATGGGCTTAGACCCTTACACTAAACCTTTGCTATCTATGCAGCTAGGTGATGAGCAAAAACAGTATGTAGTAGACTGCACGACTGTAGATCCCAAAGTGTACAAAGAATTGCTTGAAAGCAAGGTTTTGATCATGCACAATGCAAAGTTTGACTTGAGATATCTATTTCACCATGGAATTGTGCCTACTAAAATCTTTGATACTTTTCTTATCGAGAGAATCTTGACTACTGGCATAGATACTGTTAGAAGATCGCTAGATGCAGTAGTGTATAGATATTGCAAAATAGAACTTGATAAGACTGTACGTGGTCATATTCATCGTGAAGGCTTGTCTACAAGAGTTATTAAATATGCAGCTGACGACGTTAAGTATCTTCACCAAGTGATGAGAAAACAACAAGTAGCACTGCAAGAAAATAACTTAACACGTGCTGCTAGTCTTGACAACGAGTTTGTTGTAGTACTAGCATACATCGAGTATTGTGGCTTTTATATGAATCCACAAGACTGGGCCAAAAAGTGCGAAGAGGACAAGAAAGATCTTGAAGCTGTTAAGAAGAAACTAGATGATTTTATCTTGGCTAACCCTGAGCAATATGCTGATTATATAGACAATCAGCTAGATTTATTTGCTCCAGGTGTGTCTACTAAAATTAATTGGTCATCTTCTAAACAAGTAATAAGCTTTATGCAGTCTCTAGGCGTTGAGACTCTTACTAAAGACAAAGAAACAGGTTTGTTTAAACACTCTGTTGACAAGAAAGTCTTGGGTCCTCAGAAAAAGAAACACCCTATTATTCCTACGTACATAGAGTACACTGAGCATCAAAAAGTTGTGAGTACTTATGGTGACAACTGGTTTAGTTACATAAACCCTGTCACTAAAAGAATACACAGCAATTTTACTCAGATTATGAATACGGGTAGACTTTCCAGTGGTCAAAAAGCTAACAAAAAGACTAACATACCACAGGCACCTAACATGCAAAACATACCGAGTGATTCTAGAACTCGTAGTTGTTTTCAATCTCAAGAAGGTAATGTGCTAATAGTAAGTGACTATAGTGGCCAGGAGCAGATTGTACTTGCC